TGTACATAAATCTCCGGCCTCAATTTTTTCTCTTGATAGTTCATATAAGCCATTCCCTTTCCCATATTCCAGCGTGACAAGCGTATCTTTTGCCACCTGTTCTTTTACGTTAATTTTATAGGTTCCTGCAGAAACATATTCAAATTCATACTCAAGATTATACTCCTTGCAGATCCTCCTCAAAACAGCCAGACAATTCTCTGCACTGAATTTATGGTTTCTCCGCTCCGTTTCAAACACGGTTCCTTTATTAAAATTACTCCACCAGCTCCTGTTATGGTTTTCAATAATAAGGTCAAGTATTTCTTCTATATTTGCGAAATAATAAAAGTCAGCCTCTTCTCTGTCATTCAAAAACTGTGAGCTCTCCAACCATTTGCTCTGATGCTCCCAGCGCAGGTTATACACATATTTATTAGTTGATATTTTCCGGAATTCAGGGTCAGTCGCAAGGTGAAAAATGTCGTTATTAGCCCCGTTTGAATTAACTGCAATGTAATCGTAGTATTTGATCTCAAGTTTTATTTCACTTTCAAAACTACATGTTGCAAAAATATCACCCTGCAGGGTCTTGTTAACCTTAAAATTATTTGTGTATACAGTTGCGATCTCAAGAGTTTCAACACCTGTCCATCTTTTGATAGTGAGTGGAATAAAATCCGGATCACCAGGAACGGTGAAACGAAGTACAAATAAACCAACCTGGTATGTTGTGACATATTTTGTACGTCGATCTATTAAAACCTGTTTGTCAACATAACATTCAACCGGGTCTCCAAAAGGAGGAGTTAATGTCCTTTTACCCGTAGATTTTAAGACTGTATAAAAGTCATTTAAACGTGATTGAAACTGCGATTCACTGGTTGCCTTGATCCAACAATTTAAAATGATCTCTTTATCGTGATATTTCACTTCCGGAAGAGGCTGCCAGTAGTCCCTGCCATCAAGATCAAGCCAATCAAAGCTTTTATCTCTCATCTTAGGCATATCAAGTACCCCTGTGGCTTTTGACACTCCCACATAATAAGTTTTCAGATCAATATCATCAATTTTCCAGCTCATTCAATCTCTTTTATGTTTCCAATAATGTTACTACAATGTCTATTATTACAGCTGATTTACGGACATCTACTTTAATTCCTTCCGCGAAAACACCATCAATCGTTATATTTCGCGCACCGATGACGATCGTATGATCCGTAGCACTTTTTATCAATGTTTTAAATCCTTCTATCTTAGTTGCCATTTCATCCTGGTCATCATACTTTCCAAAAAGCTTCATAACTGCCTTTCGTGGTTCATACTTAATATCATTCTCTTCAAAAGCAGGGACATTCAAGATAGGCTTACGGGCAGGCAAATTGTAGTAATCCGTCAACTTGATCAGCCGCAGTCCGTATTCATCCCTGATATCTGTGCCGCTTATCGTCATACCACTACCTTTTTAAGAAATGATATTAAAAGCCTCTCTTCGGAGCGTTCCTCCATTATCTTTTGCCTTTTTTTAATCGCCTCCTCTTTATACCCAGTATTACCACTGCGACGTTTTATAAGTTGTTGCACCATTCCCTGTTCCGGCAAATGACGGAATAAACGATTCATTGCCACCTTTACCTCTATGTATGGAATTATACTGTTTATATTTACCTCTGATTTCAAATCTATGGTGTATATATCATCCATTTCAATAAGGAGATTATCGATTCCGACAGATGCAAGGTTGATCCATGAACATGTATCCAGGCCCCGGTTTCTTTCCGGAGTCCATAAATTATAATTAGGAGCGAACTCCGCAAGTGCCTTCCTGCTTATGCAGCGTCCTAAGCCCAGTATTTTATCTGTTTTCCAATACGTGGTTTCTTTTGTATTAACATCAATAAACCATACACTATCCGGAGTTATTTGCGGTACACTTTTAAGGCAATACGGTTCAATTATATCAAGCCATTTATTTGCAATCAGATCATCAGACCCTAATTCCATGAGATAATCGAATACAAAATTCTGCATCGCGTATTTCAATCCGGCATTTTTCTTTGCTCCCAAAGGCTTATTTTCCCAGTATATAAAATCAAACCCGTAACGCTCAACTTGCTGTGCTGCCTGCGATTCAGATACGATGAAAAAAGGACGAATTTGAAACTTGTCCGGGCGATAAGATTGTAAACGTTTAAGACCAGTCAAGCATATTTCAAATATTTCAGGCCTGCGCCATACCGGCGTGAATGTTAGTATTCTTGTCATATTAAATATTTTTTAAGTAAAGGTTCATTTCTGCAAGTCTGTCATCTATGCTGTTAAGTTTTTGATTATACCTTGTATTTGCTGCAATTTCACTCATATATACAAGTTGCCTTTGTACAATGTCTTCATCCTGCCGTTCCATTCTTGTTATTATTGCTTTTATATCATACCTGATACCCATCATCTGCCCATAAATCATACCTCCTGTTTCCTCTGTTAATGCTCGTATAGCTCCTGTCATTCCTGAAGACGTTGAAACACCGCCACCAAGATCAACACCTATGCTTTCTAAAGCTTTTCTTGCTTCATTAAAAGCTGGGCCAACTGTCTCAGCGAGATTTTCTATACTTGTTTTAAATCTTTCTGCTTCTTCCGTTGTTAAACCTCCTTCAGTATCTTTTATAAGCTTGTCAATAGCTTCCTGTACAGGGCCTTTGATCATTTCTGAAGTGAGTTGTTGTATTATAACATGCTTAATGATATCGTCCACTGCTCTCCCCCATTCCTCTGCTGCATCAATTCCAACCAGGAATGCTTCTGACAAGCTTTCAGCCAGTTCATTTACCGTCGTACCTGTTAATTGCCTTGTTATATCATCTATTTGAGCCAGTAAAGCGTTATATGTTTCAAGTACTGCCTCAATGGATTTTCTTTGCGCATCACTTAAATTGCCTTCCAAAAGGCGGGTAGTTAATTTTTCTATTTCAACTGAAAGATTCGCGACATCGCGTGTTATTTGTCCATAATATACCGATGTGCCTCCCCTGCGGTTTGGCCCGTAAGATGTACCTTCTAATTCACTATTAAGATCACGCGCTGATTTTGCAACTTGTTTTAATTGTTGATTTACCACTCCGATCGCTTTAATCACATCAGTATTACCGATATTGATCATAGCCTGTCCGGCGATTTCAATGCTTCTTAATACTTTTTCAACATTATCCTGAAGATGCTCAAATTGAACATTCATTTCTTCCGGTATCTTAACAAACAAACCAATTGCTGAATCAATAATTTTGGCGGCACCTTGTATGTAATTTCCAGACACAATATCTGCTATGCCTCCTGTTATGCGCAGAGCTCCCTTCAAATGCTCCGATTGCTGTTCAGTTAGCCGGAGTTGCTCTTTATATTTTTCTGTTATATGATCAGTTATATCAAGAATTTGTGAGGAATAAGCCATGAATTTCTTTATGCCTTCGTCTGACCATTCGCTTAACCATTTTTTTACTTTATCTGAATTTTCTTTGATTTTTTGATTAAGTTTTTCTACCTCTAAACTTGTTTCTCTTACGGCCTTTTTTAACGCAGATTGTTCTTTATCTATTTCAACTTTAATTGGTTTAGCCTTTTCAGGTATTATATCAGTCCCATATATTGAATTACGCGTTGCCCTCAACGCTTCATCCGCAATCTTAACTCTTAATTCCAGTTCTTTTTGTAATTCAATAATTCTCTCTGCGATTGCTCTTTTTTGACTTTCTTCCGCTGTCAATAAAGCGTTCTGTAATTCTTTTAATTCCTTTTCAATTGACTGGATGCCATTCACTGCACCTTCACCAACAGCGCGCGTTAAAGTATTCATGTCGCGCATTAACATACGCTGCTCATTAGCCTGCCTGGCTTGCAGGTTTAATATCTCAACATTTAATCGTGATACTTCCTCGTTGTCTTCAATATTTGAATTTGAAAGCTCTTTTTGTTCTTTAACAAGATCGCGTCTGCGTGTTGCGAGATCAATTTCTTTTTGATAATTATCTTCGATTAATTTGTTTGCTTCTTTCATATAAGCAAGTCGTTCCTTTTCCGGCAATGTTTCATCTCTGCCCTTGAAACGTAATTCTGCAATTTTTGCTTCACTGGCAGCTATTTCTTCATTTATCTTACGCTCCTCAATTCTGAGTTTAAACAATTTATCTTCAATTTCAGCACGTTTGCGGGCATTTTCTGCCATTTCTGTTCCCCATGTTGCCAGTTTTTTCCCTGCATCGTCCACGCCAAGTTGAAACTGCAACATCGCATTTCCCATTTCAGTTAAGCCTTCTTTCCAGTCCTTTGTGAACATTTTACCGATTGCTGATGCCATTTTACCAAGAGCTTCAAATCGATATATAACCTGCCCTTTAAGAAAATCAACCAAATCATTAAGTGCTTCCTTGGGGTCACTGAAAGCTTTAAACAGCCATTTTCCCACCTTATCTACAACATCCAATAAATTATCAAGTATTTGTTTGAAATAACCAGATGCTTTGGCTAAAGCATTTTGTCCCTCTTCTGTGCGCCTGAACCAGCTTGTGAGTGCCATGAGTGCGGCAGCGATAGCTGCGATTACCGCACCCACTGGGGTGGCAATGAACCGCATTGCTGCCCGCGTCATGCCTTCTATGCCGCGAGTAGCCTGACCGAGCGGCCCTGGCATATCCCTTAATGATTTGACGTATTCCTGATTATTATTTATAGCAGAGCCTGCACTCTTTCCCAGTGAATCCATTTGTTCACTCATAGCTTTGCTGTCCCCTTTCACTGTATCGGAAACCTTGCGAAGTTGCTCATCAACATCGCCTTTAACAACAAATTCAATGTCAATCGGCCCTATGCTCATTTTTATAATATAAAATCTACCAAGTCATCTCCCGTTTCAATTGGTTTTCCTCGTCTTGTTTCATCTCCTGAAATGTAACGAGGAGCATCCGCTATCATCATTTGTATGTTAACCCAGCTTATTTTCCACAAAATGTAATCAACAGTCCATCCTGTCGCTGTTGCAATGCTCCAGATCACTCCCCACGGGCTATGAAGGCCTGTTGTATGGCCTTTTAACTCCCGTTTTCCTTTTGGCTCAAATTGCGAGGTGCTGTCGCTTTCATCCTCATTGCCCCGATCAATCTGATAGTAGTCGTAAAATCCTCAATCCCTCCATAGGCAACTGCCAGCATTGCGATCTCGGCCATTTTCCTTGGCGTGAGCTTCCAGATAAGCCAATTTGCCAGAATACGTGAAAACAATTTTATTTTCCATTTCGAGTCAAGAAATAAAATGGCGGCAATACGGGCAACAGGACGGGCGTATTGAGAAATTATCTCATGCGCTGCATTAATGTCCCCGCTATCAAGCTTTGTAATATCAAAGCCAGCCTTCAAGCTTATCCTTGCCACATGTAGCAAGGTGCCGTACCTGGGCTGTCGTAACGTGAGATGCACATTACGACTGAATAACCTTAAAAAAAAGGGGGCGGGTAATTTTACCCTTACCCCCCTTTCGAGAATTGTATCGGCCGCGAGCCGTTCAGTATTTTTCATTGCTTAAGATTCCTGGCTCCATTGAATTGGAGGAGTTTCTGCTTTCTCTGGTGTTAGTATCCTTGCTTCAATATCGATAAGCAAAACGCCTTTCTTGCGAAACTGAAAATTCTCCTTTGCATATATCTTCGAGCGTGGTATCTCAATTTTCAAACCTGTTTTGGTGACAATCTCAATAGATTTCTCGATTGGATCTTTTGCCAAAGGGCTTTCATATACATCTGTTTCCCCCGACTCATCAACATTTCCACCGAGCACTTTTACCACATCGGAAGGCTTCACATTCAGAATGCTCCAGCGTACCCTTGCCGGGCCTTTTGTTTCAAGAACTTCCTCCGGCTCATCATTTTCCTCGCTGTAAATTTCAGTGATATCCGGATCGTCACGTACAAGCTCGGCCGTGTCCTGGTATGTAACTCCCAATGCAGCGAGTTCTGTACCCATGCCACCATCTTCTCCGACATCACCAATTTTTATTGATGTTAATCCTATTGATCTGATTTCACTCATGATTTTATTATTTATACCGGCTTGCCGGTTGTTAATTATCCGCCATTAGATGTATCCTGAACAATCGCGAGCAGCCCTGCCACGTCATTGCGCATTGGCCTTCCTCCTGCGCGTACAAGAAATGAATATATATCACCGTAATAAGTCGGGTCATCTTCTTTTTCAAACATGTTTACTTCACCAAGAGCCCGACATACACTATCGTAATGCCATGCTATTGCAGCGCCATGATCCGTTGAAGCCCCGGCTGATGTCCATGCTTTTGCATTAAGTGCAGAAGTATAGCGTCCAGCCTTACTACGCATCATGATGTTGAATGTCCACAATTTACCGAGTATTCCCTGTGGAATATTGGCAAGTGAATGAAAAGCAAGACTATCCTTGTCTGTCAGACTGTCAAGTAACTGGCTGTACATGACTGCATCAACAAGCATAAACCTGTTTTCTTGTGGTATATCTGCATTATTGAAGTGATCCATAGCGGCTTTTATATCCGCCTGCACGAATGCTTTCCTGTTGTCAGTTGCTGCAGGAGTATGAGCAGTTACTGCGGAACCTGTCGTACGTTTTATATAAGTGCTGGATGGGCTCCATAAATATATAAAGTGGTTTGCTACTTCCTCCGCGAGTTTTCTTTTATCCTGTCCCAGGACGCTCTCTCTTTTATTATAACTTAATTCAACGTTATCAGCGTGCGGAATACGAATCGGATCAGTAGTGAATTCATCCAGATCAAATTCCAAATCAACATCATCCCTATGTTTTACTGTCGCAGGGAAATTCTTACGATTTCGCTCTACATTGGACGGACTTCCTGCGTTAGGGATATGAACTGTCCTGCCCTGGTTAACAAACTCATCCGCATTAAAGGCTTTGCTTAAAAAAGTATTATCTGCAAACAACCCTTCCACTATTGAATTCATCCATATTTCCTTTTGTACTGCCATAGGCATTACACCGTTAAGGTTCGGCATTGCTGCTGATAACACCATTCCTCCGCCAATCACTGCCAGCGGATTTAAACCGGAGGCGACTGCAATGGCCCCGCCAACGATTACATTAAATAATATTGCGGTAAATACCGCTATGATGGTTTTTGCTCTCATCGTATCAAGTTTTTTAGTTAATAATTTTTAAGTTGGTATATTCCACATGGGTAAAAATTCCGTGCCATCGAACACGAAGCTCACACAGGCAGTTGTACTGGTATCGACAACTACTGATGCGAGAGCATCGGAAAACCCGGTGCCAAGGGTCACTGTTTTGGCTCCCTGGTCGTCAGCTGTAAGTTTCAGATGTAGTTTCGCACCAACAGGCAAATCACCATCAAGGGTTAAATTAAGCGTGGGTGATCCAGTAAGTTCAGCTGGTTGAACGAAAGTTTCCTTTTTTTCAATTGTAACAGCGATAGTTCCAGCATAAGTAGGCTCAAGTAATTCACTGCCTTCCAATACGTCTACTGCTTCCTCGAGGTCATCAATGTCACTTTCTGCTTCACCAACGTCAATAGCCAGCGCGGCCAGTTCTACATCATCCGGAGCACAGGGAACAAAGGAAGTACCATCGAAGGCACATGCAAGGAATATGAAACCATCATTGGGAACTACCACAGAACCGGCATCAGAATCGAAACCTGTGCCGAGAGTCACTGTTTTGGCGCCCTGATCGTCAGCCGCCAGCTTCATTATTAACAAGGCACCTTTCGTCAGCTGTTCATTAATTGTAAGATTAATAGTCATTGCTCCCGTAATTTCCTCCGGCTGCAAAAAGGTAACCATTTGTTTAATCGTTACAGCTAATGTGGCTGCATACTCAGGAGATTGTACCTCGCCTAACGGGAAAAGTACATCTTCGCTTGCCGAAGGCCCGTCAGGAGCTATAAAATTGTATGACTGAAAAGAGTCATCAGATTGTTTTTTAATCCAAGTCATGGCTTACACATTTTTAGGTTCAACTCCAAATCTCTCTGTGAATTTCTGCTTATACAGATCTGGGTACTTATCACGCAGTGTGACCAGCTTCCCGGCCTTGTCAAGTTCAGCCCAGCTCTTTTTTTGTAAATCGGCCAGTTCAGTAGCATTTTGCTCCGCACCGGCTTCAAGTTGTGCAGTTACGCTTTTGCGTTTTGGCAATGCATCAATAACAGCCTTAGCTGAATCAAAGTCATTATCAAACAGCTTGAGATAGCTGTCTTTAGCTTTTGCATCGAGCCTGCCGTCTTTAATCGCGGCATCCACCAAAGCAGCTGCTTCGGCTTTTTGCTCATCCTTTTTTGCCTTGTTCAGAGCATCTATACGATCCGAAAGAGTCGTATTCTCTGATTTTAGGCGGTCACGGTCAGACATGATCTGCCGTATGGCGGCTGCCACCTCGCTTTCGGAAGCGGTATCCGCCAGGTTAAGAATTTTAGCGAGTTCCTTCATTTTTGAATTTTTATGATTAATAATCGGTTGATCAAAAAGTTTGAGAATATTATCCCTGTTCGAAAGATCAATGAGCTTATTCGTGTGCCGATCCCAAAAAGCAAGTGCATTATGATTACTGCCTATGGTAACGATCGAGGCTTCCCTTACTGTCCATTTTGTTACGGTCGGCCCCCTCTGCCCTTCAAGTTTTAATACCTGTTCTTCACTTACCTCTTCGGGAGGCCATGCGCCGATGCTGGCCATGCGAATGAAATCGCGATCAATTTTACCTTTTACTTCCCTTCCTGTTACATCCTGGTCATCAAACACGGGATCAGCTAATATCTTTCCCCCCTCAATACGTATATTTTCCCAGCGGCCAATCGGCATGCTCCAGTCATTATGATTAAGCAGCATGACCGGGTTCTTTCTGAATTCGTCAAGTTTAGCCCCCGAAGTTAACATCCGGAATCCGTAAGTATTTACGGTTTCATCGTGCAATGTGAAGCTTTTCGTCATTAATCGCTTTTTTCCCAAAAGAAAAAAGAGAGTGCGAATTTGACAAATAACAGGCCAACGGTTGGACTATTTGCATTAAGGGTTGGACAATATTTTCAATTTTTCATGCCTTGAAAGTAGCTTCGTTCAAAAAATAAGGCATGGCCGGATTAACAAATAAACAAAAAAGAGACTGGGCTCAACTGTTATTCACGAAAGAGACAATTACCCAGAAAGAGGTTGCTGAGCGCGTGGGTGTTTCCGCGCAGACAATGAATAAATGGGTCAGGGAAGGAAAATGGGAAGAGCTTAAAGTATCTGTAACAATTACAAAAGAAGAACAGCTTAAAAACCTTTACCGGCAGCTTGCGGAAATGAATAAAGCTATTGCAGAGCGCGAGGGTGGAAAACGCTTTGCAACAGCCTCAGAAGCTGATACTATCAGTAAACTCGCTGTTGCCATTGAAAAAATGGAAAGTGATATCGGCCTTGCTGATATAATCTCAACATTCCGCAGTTTCCTTACATGGATTCGTGGTTTTGATCTCGAACAGGCACAGCAACTTACCTCTCTTTGTGATTCATTCATAAAAAGCAGGATCAGATGAAACGTCTTAAAATAAATGACAGGGATGCTTTACGGCAATGGGAAGATTTCCGTCGCCAGATAACAGAAGCAACAACAGTTGACTTTTTTGAAAGTGAATCCGACAAGCTGATCCGCATGGCTATGCTGGAATCATCTCCTGAAGCATGGTTTAAATATTATTTCCCTCATTATTATAAATGCGAACCGGCAGATTTCCATAAAAAAGCTACCAGGCGTTTATTAAAAAATAACCGCTGGTACGAAGTAAGGGCATGGAGCCGGGAATTAGCCAAATCAGTGCGATCAATGATGGAGATAATGTACCTCGCTCTGTACGAGGA